GGCTGGCGTTGAAAACGAGTTAATAGTAGTTAACACAATTAACAACATAGCAAAAACTGGTCCTGTTAACGTAGTGTTCAAAGGGAAAAATAAAGATTTTGTAGTAATGGGTTGCGTAGAAGCTAGATCTGTAGGTGCAGACACAACAGGCAGAAAGAAAGCAGATATACAATTAAGAGATGTAAAGAATAATTATTACCCAATATCGATTAAAAAAGACGATGCTGAAACCTGGGAATCCGCTGATAGTTATTTTTCTGCAGAAGCCAAAAAAATTATACAGAAAGCTATAAACGAAAAAAAGGCAAAACTTATATCTGAAAATACTTATTTTAAGATAGAACCAAACATTGCTGTTAAAGCTACAGAACAAGAAAAAAAAGAAGTAGTATTCGGCTCGGATCTAGAAAATAAAGGTTGCATCATAACTAAAACATTTTCATCTTCTTCATTTAAACAAGAAGAAGACACTTTGATTATTGAATGCACTCATATCATTACTGCTTTAACAGACGTCAAAGATGATAAAGATGTTTATTTTTTAATTCGTAATGATAAAACTAGAAAATCTATAAAAGAATATCCTGGAATAAGAGTTTTAGCTGCGTATAAAAAAAGAATAAATCAAAACGTTGTAATTTTAAGCAGGTAATAAATGAAAACATTTTTACAACTATGTGAATCAGCTAGCGAAGAAAAGTTAACGCATCTAGAACATGCCGAAGATCATCCAATCAACGCCGGGCATGAAGGAACTCAACACGCAATAAACACGTTGCAACAGACAGCAAACGCATTACGCGGCAAACCAAGTACTGCGCGAGTTATGACTAAGTTTGATGGATCGCCTTCTATTGTATTTGGCCGACATCCAGAAACAAGTCAATTCTTTGTAGCTTCCAAATCAGCTTTCAATAAAGAACCTAAAATTAATTATACAGAAGAAGATATTCAACGTAATCATGGCCATGCGCCCGGATTAGTTTCCAAATTAACAGCAGCTCTTCAACATTTACCTAAAGTTACTCCAAAGACTGGTGTATATCAAGCGGATATAATGCATACACCTGAAGACGTTAAAGATGACGGGATGTCGACATCCTTTAGACCAAATACGATATCTTATTCTTCACCGAGTAGTTCTCCACTTTCTTCAAAAATTAAAAAATCTAAGATAGGAGTAGCTGTACATACTGCATACAGTGGAAAAGATTTTGGTTCATTGAAAGCAGAATACGGAGCTGATACATCTGGATTTGGATCACACCCCGATGTTCATGTTATATCAACTCATTATAGACCTGAACATGCTCAATATTCAGATGAAGATCATAAAGAATTCAATAAGCATATTCAAGCAGCAACTTCGTCATCTAGTTCGATGAAGCCAGAACATTATGGTGTTTTAAATGATCATGGACATAGAGACATGATTAAAACATACATCAACAGCACAGTAAGAAATAACACTAAGCCAGATGTTGAAGGATATAAAGCTTTCACAAGAGAGCGTGCATCTGTTGCTGCTAGTAAAGTTAAGAGTGATAAGGCTAAGCAAGCTAAATTAGAAACAGGAAATGCTGCAGTAACCCATGTTGACGCAAACAAGCCTCATTTTCAAAACGTACTAAATGTTCACCACCATCTTCAGCAAGCTAAGAATGTATTGGTGAATGCTATGTCTCGTGGTTCTGACTACGAACACCGCATTGCTGGACAGCTTACTAAACCCGAAGGATTTGTATCTGTCATAAACAATCGACCAACTAAACTCACCGATCGATATGAATTCAATAGAATGAATTTTTTAAGAAGCAAGGAATGATCTGATGGCTCAATATCGTACAGACACAAAAAAACTAGATCAACCAACCGTTACGCGTTACGAAGTTAACATGTTGGGAGAAAGGTTGACTTCAACTGGAAGTTTAACTGATGCATTTGGACGCGTTCGAGTTTCTGAACCATTTACTTTATTCGAAAGCCAGCACCGATATAAGCAAAACGATAAGTTTGATACGTTAGTAACTGGAACTGGAAATACTGAATATATAATAAATGAATCGGTTGTTAACATGGGTGTTAACACAGATTCCGGCGCTAAGGTTATACGAGAAAGTAAAAGAGTATTTTCATATCAGCCCGGTAAATCTTTTTTAGTAATGAATACATTTGTTTTTGAACCATTAAAAGCGGGATTAAGACAAAGAATTGGATATTTTGGAAACAACAACGGAATTTATCTAGAAGCTAATGGAACTAATGTAGCTATAATTAAAAGATCATTTGTTACTGGATCTATAGTTGAAGAACGGGTTGAGCAATCTGATTGGAGCTATGATCCATTTGATGGAACCGGTTTTTCAAAACAACTGGGAGGGACTGAGCATGCATCAGGAATTGACTTACATAAAGCAAACATATTTTGGTTGGATATAGAATGGCTGGGAGTGGGTGATGTTAGAACTGGTTTTGTAGTCGATGGACAGTTTAGTCCAGCTCATGTATTTCATAATGATAATAAAAATCCTACTACTTACATGACAACAGCCGTTCTTCCTATCAGGTACGAGATAGAAAACGTCAGTTCAACTTCTAGCAATTCAACGATGAAACAGATATGTTCTACCGTTATATCTGAAGGCGGCTACCAAGGAAGAAATAAAGCTAGATCTCAGACTATGGATCTGGGATCTTTTAAAGATTTAACCGCAGCAAACACTTATTATCCGGTAATGAGTTTAAGACTAGCACCATCAAGAATAGATTCTGTAGTCATACCTAGAAATATAGACCTAACTGCTATTACAAATATCACTTCAGTTTTACACTATAAAGTTGTAGTAAATTCTACGTTAGTTAACTCTAGTTTTTCTGATTGCTTTGGAAATACTGTTCAATTTGATGTGTCAGCTAATTCACAATCTAATCCATCAACCGGCATCTTAATAAAATCTGGTTATATAACTACTAGCCAGAAAGGTGGTTCACTAGACTTTGGAGCTATAGAAGAATTCGAGTATCAAATTGGAAGAACTATTACTGGAACTAGCGATGTAATTACTATATATGTTGCAAGTGAAAATGCTGGAACTGACGTAGGTGCTACTATGGAATGGTTTGAACTTATCTAAAAATATAAATAGTAATAAAATTGGCTAATCAAATGGAAAAACACACAGTCGTAGCATTTGGCAGGATGAACCCACCCACGGTGGGGCACCAAGCTTTAGTTAATGCTGTTCAAGAACATGCTAAAAAGGTAGGTGGTACGGCTGAGGTTCATCTTTCAAAATCACAAGATCCTAAGAAGAATCCTCTTTCTTATAAAGATAAGCTAGGTTATGCTCAAAAAGCTTTTGGTGATGTAGTTAAAGATTCTTCGGCTAAAAATCCTTTAGAAGTTTTAAAAGGACTTCATGGTAAAACTGATCATGTTACAATGGTTGCCGGCAGTGATCGAGTAGAAGAATATAAAAATTTGCTTAATAGATATAATGGTCACCCAGATCATTATACTTTTAAAAGTATAAATGTGGTTTCGGCTGGTGATAGAGATCCAGATTCAGAAGGCGTTGAGGGAATGAGTGCTTCTAAGATGAGAGAGCACGCCAAAAATAGAAGTCATGAACAATTTTCAAGTGGACTCCCTGAATCATTGAAACAACACAGCCATGAAATGATGTCAAAAGTTAGATCTGGTATGAGTATAAAAGAATCATACAATAGCTTAATAAAACGAATTGTTCGTGAAAATCAAGTATCAGAAGGAAGATTCTCTTCTTCCCCAGTATCACACAATCGTTCTCTAATATCAGGTCTTACAAGAAGAATTAATTTCGGCAAACAATGGGCTGCTTCTCTGCAACCACCAGAAAAATCACCAGGATTAAGACCAAGAGATGAAAGATCACAGTATGCGTCCAAACGTAATGAGTCTTTAAAGTTCAAAGACAATGAAAACAAAGTTAAAAAAGAAGAAGTATCTTTACGAGAATCTTATGAAAGCTTCAACATCGCTAAACCTGCGGGCTATGGAACTTTCATGACAGCAGATGATATTGGTTTGAAGATAAAAGCTGGGTTTGCTCATCACCCAAGTGTGGAAGAAGAGATACGAGAATTAGAAGATAAAAAGAAAAAACAAATAAATAGGTTCAATCATGAAAACTTTTCAAAAGCTAATAAATCAAATGAACAATTCCTCTCCGATTGAAGAGAAAAAAGACGAAAGAGAATACGACTACGAAGGCGACATGGCTATGTCACAGCTTCGAAGCATCATACGTAATGCTCAGATGATGCACGATAAGTTATTAGAACCTACTACTAATCTTCCAGAATGGGTTCAAGCTAAAATTACACTAGCAAAAGATTATATTGAAACTGCTGTGAATTATATGCAAAGTGAATTGGATGAAGACTTCATCGAAGAAGAAGCTGATAGTGGTTTAGCTGCTAAAGCTAAAAAGTCAGGTATATCTCTATCTACTTTAAGAAAAGTATATAAGCGAGGTGTTGCTGCATGGAATTCTGGCCATCGCCCAGGAACAACACCTCAGCAATGGGGAATGGCGAGAGTAAATTCCTACATTACAAAAGGTAAGGGAACTTACCACGGAGCAGATAAAGATTTGAGAGAAGAAGATTTAGATGAAGCATGCTGGGATTCATATAAGCAAGTTGGTATGAAAAAGAAAAATGGGAAGATGGTTCCAAATTGCGTCCCAAAAGAACAAGTAGAAGAAGACTCTAGACTAGAAAATAAAGCTTATCATAAAGGGTTAAGTTCTTCTACAGCAAAAGCTCGTGTTGCTCATTGGAAAGAAATGGATAAGCTATCAGATAGAGACCCAAAGGCGTATGAGCCTGCTCCTGGTGATGAAACAGCAAAGACTAAGCTAAGTAAACATACTTTAAAGTATCGTAAAATGTATGGCGAAGAAGTCAATGAAGCAAAAGAAAATGTAAAATTAGGTAAAGTTCGACGGTTACCTGCTGGATCAAAAAAGAAATTTGAAGTATTTGTTAAAAACGCTAAAGGCAATACTGTAAGTGTCAAGTTCGGCGATCCTGGCTTAGAAATAAAGAGAGATGATCCTGGTCGTAGAAAAAATTTCAGAGCTAGACATGGGTGTGACACAGACCCTAAAGCAAAAGATCGCACCCGGCCAAAATATTGGAGCTGCCGTCAATGGAGATCCGGATCTAAAGTAGAAGCATAATATGAATTTGATAGATGCATTAAAAAAAGTATTAGCAGAAAATTTTGCTTTATACTTAAAAACACACTATTATCATTGGAATGTAGAAGGTTCTGATTTCTATCAGCTTCATGAATTTTTCGGCAACTTATATGAAGAGATATATAGCTCAATTGATAAGTTTGCTGAAGAAATTAGAGCATTAAACGCGTATGCTCCTGGTTCTTTTGAAAGATTTTCTTCTCTATCTGGTATAGAGGGAGAAGAAAGAATACTTGAATCGCAGAAAATGTTATCACAACTTTTGAAAGATAATTCTACATACATAAACACTCTTACGGAAGCTTTCAAATTAGCTGAACAGGAAAAAGAGATAGGATTATCAAATTTTATACAAGATAGAATTGATCAGCATAAAAAACATGCTTGGATGTTAAGATCTTTTCTTAAGGAAAAATAAATGGATAACAAGTATAAAACACTTGAAAGTGTTATAAAAGAAATGAATGAGACGCCTGCTCTTTTAAGAGACGTGGATTGGCGTTATTCACGAATTTGTAATACTATAAGAAAAGTGCATGAACAACGTCAAGAAATAGAAAAGCATGAAAGAGATCAGCTTGCTGTAGGGACGTATTTTACAAAGAATTTTGAGATGTCTCCTAAAGCACAATTATTATACGCTAATCTTCCTAAAGATACAGATCCTACTTCCGCTGAAAAAAGCGCTATACTTCATGATAAATTATTTGCTTTGGAGAAACAATCAAAAGCAGCACAGAGCGCTACTAAGCAGACGGTAGATTCGGCTAACGATTATGTTGATCAAATAAAAATGCATGCCAAAAAAATGGGTTTGGAAAAAGAACATTCTTATCTTGAAGCAAACCTAAATAATATTAAGAAGCTTGCAGGAGAGATACCTGATGTTCCAGTTGCTACTTCTGATGATGAAGTAGAACGACTAAAATCTAAAACGTCATCTAGTCCTCCTTTCGAAAGAAATCCAGATCCGGTTAAAGATATGGATCTTGATTCTAAAAACTTTTTAATTCGTCGTAACTTAGCAGCTCAAAGAAAAATAAAAATAATAGATGGAGATTAAAGGAAGCCACTATGTCTAAACTTAAAAACACTTTCGGATTACCAGATTCTTTAATTGATATAGTAAATCAAGTTAATGAAACTTCCCATTTGTCTCCTAAGCAAAAAAAGATCGCTAAGATGGCAGGTGATCCTAATAAAATTGATGCAGAAGATCTTCAAAAATTAAGAATGAAAAATGAATCAGAACAGTTTTCAAAAGATATGACAAATTTAAATAAAGCAGAAGCTGAAAGACTTAAGTCTGAAGCAGAATTGAGAAGCGTAAAGAAAGCTACTGCTCCTAAGCAACCTCTAGTTAAAATGGGTGAAGAAATCATCAATGAAATCGGTGATACACCTAAAGGCCAAAAGAATTTAATTGATCTTATAAAAGTAAGACAGATGATGGGAAAGAAATCTGAAGACGATAAGGTGCAAAAGCAAGCAGCAAAGAGATTAGAAAAACACGCTGAAGTTATCAATAATTCTTTTAAAGAAAATGATGCCGATGAGTTAAATGAATATAATTTTAAAGCAGGCCAAACAGGTACATACCCCTTTAAAGCTAATGAAGTTGCTCCGCTAATTGGAACTCTTCGCATGCTACTTAATTTCTTAGCTTCTTCTCCTGCTCTAAAGAAGCTAATGAAAGAAGAGACGGGAATCGATACAGATAATGTTGACTCTTTAATTAACTTCTTTGAAGTTCTTGGTGAAGAGTTAGAACTAATTGAGTATAGAACAAAGGGAGCAGTTGGTAAGAAGAAAGCTGCTGCAGCAACGTCTTCTTCAGTTAGCAAACCCGAAAATAAAGAAAGTGATGATGAAGAAGAAGACGAAGGCCCAGCTTATGAACCAGCTTCGGGTAAAGATCAAGAACACATAATGACTCAGCTCAAAGGTGCAATAGATACAGGCGGCCGGCATATAGATACATCTTCTGGAAAGAAGTTTGTATCTAAATCAACAGCTGAAAAAATTCATTCCCACTTAATGGGTCTTAAAGCTCCAGAAAGAGCACAATCATCTTCTGAGCTCTATAATCTCAAAGCTACTCATCCAATGACTAAGCATATCCAAGACGATGATCGTGAAGCAGCTCAGAGAGGAATTAAAGCACCAACCGATAAGAAGGGTAGAGGAAGACCTAAAAAAGTAGTGAGTTAAAATGGCTATCATAGCAAACATATTAAAGCGTGGCACTCGTAAGGAAAAACAAGAGGTTGAAAAACAACCTGTTGCGTCTTTAAAGACTATTCATGAATTATATAATAGAGATACGGGTCATAAAAAACAAGTAGGTAATTCTCTTGAAAAGCCTAAAAGACGTTCAACTGTTCAAGAAACGAATGAAATAAATATAAAGAAAACTTCTAGATATTTAGAAGACCTTACGAATAAAGGAGACAACTAACATGTCACAATGGAAAAACGACGATTCTGCTGCTAACTCAGTTTTATGGGGTGTAGTAGGATACAATAAAACGGGCAATTCTGCAAATAGAGATGTGTTTTTTGGAAATACTACAGCAGATGCTTATGTAACTGGATTAACCGCTGGTCAATTTGGTGTGTCCGCTGCAGAAGCAGGATCAACCAATGGCACAGTTAGTTTTACCACAATTACATTTGCGGGTTCAGGATACAACGCTAACGCTACTATTACAGTAACCGGTGGCGGTGGCGCTTCCTTTGCTGCAAACGCAGAAGCTAATGCTACAGGAAGAATTTCAGTTGTAAACATTGGTAATAATGGTGTTGGATATACTTCTTCACCAACTATTACTATCTCTGCTCCAGCTGCGTTAGCATTCAACGGAAATACTACTTCCGTAACATCTGGAAACAGTTCAGCTAATGGGTTTATCACTCTTGGTTCAAACGCAGGTTTACTCGCGGTCAATGATCAAGTTACTTATTTAGTAGGCGCTGGAAACACAGCAATTGGCGGCTTAGCAAATTCTACTACATACTTTATCACCTTTGCCAACAGCACAGCAGTTCAATTGGCATCAGTACGTGGCGGTCCTGCTATTAACTTAACATCAGTTCCCACTTCAGCACAAGTAGGCCACTCACTTACAGGCGAAAGAGCTACTGCTTCTGCAGTATTAAGTAGAGGAGCTGCAGTTGCACACGCCGGCTGGGTGGTACGCACAGTTGGAACTGGTGGTAGAGCTGGTCGTGTTCAATACGAAACATTAGTTGCTATGGGATCAATGACCGGTGACGCATCAGACGATAACGTCTTTAAGGATACTTGATGAGTGATAGATCTAAAAAAGTATCGGAGTTAACGGCTTTAACATCTCCTTCCGGAGAGGATCTTCTACTTATTGTAGATGATCCCTCCGGTACTCCGACTACGAAAAAAGTTACTGTATCTAATCTTTTTGGAAATGTTGCGGCGAACGTTGTCATCTATAACGCTACTGTTGCCAACAGCACTATAACTGTAAAGAAAGGAACTATTATGTTTGATAGTTCTTATATTTATGTTGCAGTAGCTAATAACGTTCTAAAAAGGGTAGGATTAACCGCGTTCTAAATAATGCAATTTGATAATTTGGATAATTCTAACTTTTTGTTATATGCCGCAAAGCACTACGATAATCCGCAGTGCTTTGACACAAAAGATTTTTATGATGATTTAAAACGATTTAAGTATCTTAAGAGATTGTTCAATAGATATAGAGAAACTGGTGAACTTAAAGAACGATTAATAATTAATCATTTACAAGTATTATATAATTTATTTGGCACGGAAGCAACAACAAGGATGTTGTTTTTTTCTTTAAAAAAACACTATGAATGTTTAAAACCTTTTCTAATCTTGTTTAACACTATGCCTGATATAGTTAGAAACATAGAAGGAAGAGATATTCATAATAGTGATTTATCTATGGATTCGTATATAGTAGAAATACTAAGGAAAATCTAATGAAAAAATTTACGGAATTTGTAAATGAAGAAGGAGAAGGAGCGGTTCCAGCAAACGCCGTTGGAACTGGCGCGGGTGTTGCTGGCTTGACTGGTGATCCTCCTGTTTCAAAGAAAAAACAACGCGAATATCAAAATCAAAATATAATCAAAGCAAAATCATTGCAAAAATGATTCCGTATGGGCTTTATATAAAGATAGGACTAGTAGCAACGCTCGTATTAGTCCTATCTTTTTTTTACATTGATTATAAAAGATTGCAAGGAAAAGCAATTGACCTTTCAAAACAAGTTGAAAATTTTCAATCTGAAATTATGATTCAACAAGAGCAAATACATACGTTACAAAATAGTTTTGAAAAACAAAAAACAGTAAGACAAGAATTAAATAAAGAAATTAAAATTGTAACTAGAGAAATCGATTCGCTACAAAAAAAAGTTTTAGAGCACGATGTTGCTTTTCTTGCAAGTAAGAAACCTATATTAATTCAAAATGCTATAAATAATGGTACTGCGGAAATGGTAAGATGCATGGAATTAGCTACAGGGGCTGAAGCAAAAGCAAATGAAAAAAATAAAACTTGCCCTAGTCTTATCATTAATAAGTAGTTTAATAGGATGTGTTCGAGCTCCTATTAAACCAACTCCCGATGTGCCTCGTATAGATATAGAACTTCCTGAACCTTTATCATTAGATTCGATTAAATGGGTGGTTATCACAAAGGATAACTATCTAGACATACTTAAATCATCAGAAAATAAAAAAGGACTTGTTTTTCTTGTAGCGTTGGATGAAGAAGGATATAAGAAACTGTCTTTAAACAACACAAAAGTTTTAAGATATATAAGAGAACAAAAGAGTGTGATAGCTGCATATAGAAAATATTATGAAAGTAAAACTCAAAAATAAGAAAAACAGTCTATGGATACTCAAGAACTATCAACTAAGGTTGCTATTTTAGAAAGAGACATGTCACGTGTCTCTTTGATTATAGATAAATTAGATGCGACGATTGATAAGCTGTCTGATTTTTCATCATCTATAAAAGAGCTTTTAGCTGTTCATGATCATAAGCTCCAAGTCCAGATAGAAGTAAATAACGAAATATACTCATTGATACGAGATCTTAAAGATGAGAATCACAGAGATCATCTTGAAACAAAACAGCAAATACAAATCCTTTCGCGCCGCATGGATGCATTTGAAAGATGGAAGTATACATTGATAGGTGGTGCTATTGTTGTAGGTTTCTTTTTGTCTAAAGCTATCTCTGAAGTAGGGTTTACATAAAATATATTTGGTTGTATAATCTAGCTATGCAATATAATATAGTGATAGACAATGAGTATTTGGATAGATGATAAGTATGTTAATCTCATCTCAGCTAGACTGCCAAGGTTCAAGCGGAAGAACCAGAACTTATACAACTTCAGGTGTCCTATCTGTGGTGACTCTGAAAGAAGTAATACAAAGGCACGCGGCTGGATCTTTGAGAAGTCTGGTAAGCTAAGGTTCTACTGCCACAACTGCAGCGCTTCAATGTTGATTGGCGGATTCATAAAGCAATTGGATCCAACTCTATATCTAGACTATCAGCGTGAGAAGTTTATTGAGAACAACTTAGTCAATCCAGTAGTTGAATCCAAGCCCGACATAACTAAGATGGCGGCGCCTAAGTTCATGTCTGGTGACTCTCCATTGAAGAGTTTAAAGAAAGTTTCGTCCTTACCTATAGATCATCCCTTTAAGAAGTATGTGATGTCGAGGAAGATACCGTCTCAGCATCACTATAGAATATTCTATTGTCCGTCGTTTAAAAAGTGGGTTAACACATTCATACCAAATAAGTTCGATGAGGAGAAGGATTCACCACGACTAATCCTCCCACTCCTTGATCGTGAAAAAGTTTTCTTTGGGTGTCAGGGCAGAAGCTTATCTGACAAGTCCGTTAAATATATAACGGTACTCAAGGATGAAACTAAACCAAAGATTTTTGGACTTGATACGTGTGACATAACGAAACAGTTCTATGTGTTTGAGGGTCCTATAGACTCGTTGTTCTTTGATAACGCTATCGCGATGTGTGGGTCTGACCTAACGAAGTCGATAGATATAGATAAGTCCAAAGCAACGATAGTGTTTGACAACGAGCCAAGGTCTGTACAGATTGTAAAGAAGATCGAGAAATATATAGACAACGGTTATAAAGTTTGTTTATGGCCTGGGAGTGTAAAGGGTAAAGACGTGAATGAGATGATACTTAATGGTCATGAGCCTGAAGAGTTAAAGATCATCGTTGATAAAAATTCATTCAGTGGCCTTGATGCTAAGTTAAATATACAAGTGTGGAGAAAATGCTAATGAGTCTTGACGGTGAAGAACTTTGGGCTAGTGAAGTGATCGACCAACACGCAAAGCGTCCTGTTAGGTTGGTTAGTTATTCGGTTATTGACTACGATTACTCTTGCAACGTCGGCGTAGATCAAGACATTGGCTGTGAGGACTTGATTGCTTTTTGTGCTAGAGTAAGTAATCCAAGCAACCAAAACAATGTACAAACTTCTGAAAAGTTGATACAATACTTAGTAAGGAACAAGCACTGGTCTCCCTTTGAAATGGTCAACGCTTGTCTTGAGATAACTACAACAAGGGACATCGCCAGACAAATACTTAGACACAGGTCATTCTCTTTCCAAGAGTTTAGTCAGAGGTACGCAAACCCAGTGGATGAACTCTCGTTTGTTCAGCGAGAAGCTAGACTTCAAGATATAAAGAATCGTCAGAACTCAATCGAGATCAACGACGAAACACTCCACTCAAACTGGAAGATGTTTCAGGATGAGATCATCGGGTATGCTAAGCATGCATATGAGTGGGCGATAAACAACGGTATCGCTAAGGAAGTAGCCAGATCGGTTTTACCAGAAGGACTGGTGTTGTCTAAGATGTATATGAATGGGTCGATTCGCTCGTGGATTCATTACATTGAAGTGAGGAGCGACCCGTCAACACAGAAAGAACACAGGATTATCGCACAACAGTGTGCGTATGAGTTAGCCGGCATCATACCAAATATTTCAAAACAACTAATCAAAGCATAACAATCGAGGGATCTTTATGACATCAAAAGTCAACTACATGGGAATTGAGATGGACTACACACGTGACTCCCTCTTTGATGAACTAGGTCTTAAGCGACTTAAAGAGTCTTATATGCTTGATACGGAAACATCACCACAAGAAAGGTTTGCGTATGTTTCGAAAACTTTTTCTACCAATATGGGACACGCTCAGAGACTTTACGACTATAGTAGCCGTCACTGGCTTTCTTACTCTACTCCTATCTTGTCATTTGGTCGTAGTAAGCATGGATTACCTATTTCATGCTTTCTACCATACTTGCACGACACAGCTGAAGGCCTTGTGGACTGCTTGTCAGAAGTCAACTGGCTGTCTATGCTTGGTGGCGGCATTGGTATCGGGATTGGGATTCGTTCTTCTGATGAAAAGTCTACAGGTGTTATGCCACACCTTAAAATCTATGATGCTTCTTCTCTAGCTTATCGACAAGGTAAAACCCGTCGAGGCTCATACGCCGCATATCTTGACATCTCACACCCCGATATTGTGATGTTCATGGACATGCGAAAGCCTACCGGCGATCCAAATATGCGTGCATTGAACTTACATCACGGGGTCAATATAACTGACGACTTCATGCAGCTTATTGAAAAGTGTATGCTGGACCCCAATGCTGATGATTCGTGGAATCTGGTAGATCCTCACTCAAAAGAAGTCAGGGAAACTGTTTCTGCTAAAGAACTTTGGCAAAAGATCTTAGAAATAAGAATGCTTACAGGTGAACCCTATATCCATTTTATTGATACTTCGAACCGGCACCTACCTGAATGGCAGAAGAAGCTAGGACTTTCTATCAAGCAGTCTAATCTCTGTTCTGAGATCGTACTTCCTACAGATGAAAAGCGAACTGCTGTTTGCTGTCTTTCATCTTTGAATCTAGAATACTATGATGAATGGAAAGACAACAAACAGTTTCTACGTGATGTAGCTGAGATGCTCGATAACGTATTGGAGTACTTCATAACACATGCACCAAACTCAATCAGGCGTGCAAAGTATTCAGCTATGCGTGAACGATCAATTGGTGTCGGTGCACTAGGGTTTCACGCATACTTGCAGAAGAAGAACATCCCATGGGAAACTCCTATGGCGATTGGCACAAATAAGAAAATGTTCAAGCATATCTTTGAAGGATTAAATAAAGCTAATCTTGAATTAGGCTCAGAAAGAGGTGAAGCTCCTGATGCAAAAGGAACAGGACGAAGGTTCTGCCACACGATGGCAATTGCACCAAATGCTTCTAGTTCAATCATCATGGGTAACACCTCACCATCAGTTGAGCCATACCGCGCAAACGCGTTCAGACAGGACACACTTTCCGGTGCTTCGTTCTACAAGAACAAATATCTAGATCAACTCATTAAAAAGTACTGTGAAGAAAATAAGAAACTTGATTACGATGATGTTTGGTCAACCATCATTGCAAACGACGGTTCT